AAGCCAATCGGCTCCCCAGGTTACTTATTATTCTGTTTTATTGATTATCTGGCTGAAAACCTGGTGCAGGCCGGTACTGGCAAGTCCTGTTACGGCCCCGTACACGATACTTTCCAGACTTACCACTCCGACGGCCACACATCCCAGGACTGCGCCCAGGATTGCCAGGATTGATGGGATGTACTCGTTGCTGACCGCATCAAGCCACTTAATATGTTTAATGCAGTAGCCGACCACCAGGCAGGCCACTAAAACAACTGGTATGTAATGCTGTGTAATAAATGTTAAATCCATTTGATTCCTCTCTTTCTTAGTGAAATATCCCCTGCTGAACCGCATAAAAAAAGAAACTGACCAGGGCAGTACCCACCATGCCAATCAGGCCGTAGATACTCCTTGTCTGCTTCTCAAGCTTTTCACAGAGATTGTCAATTTTTACGTCCCTGGCTGCCTCATGCAGCTCCAGTTTGTCCAGTCGATCCGCATGATTATTAATGCGTTTTTCATGAGTGTTGATTTTTTCGGTAATTAATTCTTCATTCACATAGGATACCTCTCTTTCTTTTTTGTATTTACCAAACCTGGTGGCCAGTAACATCAAAAAAGGTGTAACCATCTTTGGCGTTACTGGGACTTTAGAGCAATATTTATCAAGCCCATCAAGTATTTTGAATGGTGAGACTTGGGGCAGCGGAATAACATCTACTGGCTTTTCATCCAATAGCTCGCCTAACTTTATGACCGGTAGTGGTAATTATATAATTAACAATATTTCCGGTACAATCTATATACGGACCAATACGGCTGTTAATTTGAGTTCTTATAAGTATTTAAAGTTGGTAAATTCATACGCCAAATATAATGACGTGTGGAATAAGTCAAGATTGTGTGTATCAACATCTCCAAACTATAGTGGTTTTACTGCTTATAGCTCTTATGGAACCGGGTCTACTTCTTCTAGTACGCTGATATCAGATATTACTTTGTTGACCGGAATGTATTACGTCTACATTGAAGTGTATTCGGTGAGTCCGTATAACACCTACAAGATATATTCTATAACTTTGAGTAATACTTAATATACCTCCAGCCCATTGTATTTGTATAACACGGGTTCCTGGAGGTATTTTATACAGAAGTTAATTCTACTTTTTTTACATAAAAGTCCGTAGTGGTATTATATACTCCAAATTGGTTGAGTTGTAGAAACTTTAAACCATTAATAGAACGTATGTCTAATACTGCTGCTTGATTGGTTCCAGCACAATCAATGGCATTGCTACTTACTGTATTCCAGCTACTTATGCTATCGTACACATAAAATTTATACAAGGCACTGGCATATACTTTTAAGAAATTCCAGCCAGTTAGATTTAATGCAGTTGTTATTCTAAATTTAGACCTATTATTGCCCGGTACTCTCAAAGTAATACCGTGAGCATCACTAACACCTAGGTCAGCTGCTCCAGAATAACCCCATTCAACATTTACAGTGCTTCCGTTTATTAATACTGACGGGGTTAATAACAGTTCCATCGTCCCAGTAACGCCAAAGATGGTTACACCTTTTTTGATGTTACTGGCCACCAGGTTTGCATTGCCTTCCACGGTAATATTACCGCTGGCGTATCTGCCGGCTGCTATGGCAGTCTTTGCCGATGTACCAGGCGTGATGGTGGCCGCTCCCTGTGTGGGAATACTTTGAGTTACCTTGCCAGAGCCATTGTGATACCCCGCAGGGATCGTGTAGGTGCCATTAATTGCCAAACTCTGAGACACCGCCCCGCGATTTGTCATTGAGCCTGTCCGCTTCGTTTTGGCGTCTGTGTTATAATACGTCTGCCCGGACAATACCTGACTGTCCGCCGCCGTCCCGGAAAGTGCCAGCGTCCCGGCCAGCGGTTCCCCGTCCTTGTCTACGATTACTTTTCCGGACAGGACATCCCCTGCACTAGCCGTTATTACATCCAGGTCGGCACCGCCTCCGCCGCCCGGCATCAATATTTTCCCCATGCGTTACACCCCCTTCAATCCCACAAGGCAATCTGTTGCCGGCTTCTTGTATACTTTAAATGTAGCCGTCCCATTTCCCAGCGATGCAGTTCCGCTGGAGATAATCCCAAATGCCTTTATATACGCCTTCTGGGTGGTGACGCTCGCCCCATCAGCCAGCGCACTAACCAGTATCGCATCCAGGTCGGCCGTAGCTCCTGGCACACTTACCGTCTGGGTGTACGGAGCAGCACCACCCTCCCACCCAGATGCCGTTAATGTTACTTCGGTCACATGGTTAATCCGATTGATAGCAGTATTGGTGGAATTAATATCATTAGCCCCAAACCGATCGCCTTCCTGTGTATAACTTGTCTCATCTGCAATTCCGGATGTCCCGTCTGAATTCTGGGTAATGCGCCACTTCCGTGCCCCATCGTACATCGCATCCTTATAGTCTGTTTTTAAAATCATTTTAAAAAGCACCTCCATTTAACGTAAAGGCCAGCTTCTTCCGACCGTTAATCCTGCTCTGAATATTGTTGTGTATAAAGCGGCATGCCTCCTCAATCCGGTTCAACTCCCGCCAGTCGATAAATGGCTGGTTGTCATAATAAGTCTGCTG